TCTCAAATGAACCTAGAAACCATCAAAGCAGCCGTTCTTAACGGCCAAACTGTCTGCTGGTCAACCACTGCCTACGTCGTCAAATACCACGAACGCGGTGGCTTCAATATCGTCTACACGCCTGATGGAAACTGCATCGGACTCACTCATAAGGACGGTGTAACCCTTAACGGCAAGGAGTCTGAATTCTTCATGCCTGCTGTGTATGACTACTCCGATCCAGACCTCACCACCCTCATTGAATCTCTTCAACACCAATGATTAACCGTCAAAAAGCTGACCGCTCCATCAATCAACTCCTTAATTGCCTTATGGGCGGAGCACGCTCTAAAGCCTCTAAACACCTTGAAAATCATCCCGCAGAACGTATTGAGTTTTGCTTCAAGCTAATTCATAACGAAATTCAGGAAATTGTTGAGACCTCCAAGGCTTCAGAACTTTCACAAGCTTTGTATGTCCCTCGGATGCATTTAGACAGCCTTAACTCCCTTAAAACCCTCAACCAACTCATCAACGAAGTCAAATGGTGATGTACCACTACAAACCAGTTCAAGAATATGAGTGCGACAAAATTCAACGCGCTCTTGACATCCTTAAAGGTGTTATCGCTCGTGAAGATCGACGACACCTTATGGATCAACACCTAACTTTCTCGATGAGAGATCTTTTGGAGTCTGAGGTCATACCTCAACTCGAAAATGAATTGCACTTTGACCCAACGCCTCAATACTGATGAGCACCAAACTCAACGGCAACAAGTATTCCCCTCAAGGCTCCCGCGTTCCAACAGAACTTCTCCCTACTGCTATCCGCTATGAAGCAGCTCGGGCAGTCATCTTTGAAGATCAAGGTAACTTCGTCCGCGCCAATGAATGCTTGCGCCTAAAGCGCTACTACGAACGCCGTGCAATGGAAGAATGTATATCCGAGCCACCTACGGTGGCGAAGGATTCAGACCC